GCGGTGTCATCCCAACGGAATGGGTGCGGGACCGGCCACCCGTGGCGCGGGCCTAGAATGTAGGTGAGCATGGCTTTTTCGAAGCCAGCGTTGTGCGCCACGACGATGCAGTTCTCGTCTTCTAATGCGGCGCGTAGGTCGTCGGGGAGAGGCTGCGTGTGCAACCATGTCTGCACCGGGCCTTCGTCAATCGCGTAGCAGGCCATGATGACTTCGGTCTGCGGGTCTTCTGCATATCGGTATGCGCCAGAGACGCGGAGATCGACGGTGCTGCGGGTTTCAAAGTCGATGTGAAGGCGCATGTTCTCTCCGAATTAAAATGAGGGCGGCGGCGAAAGGACTGGAAAACCGCCGCCCTCTGGGACAACTAGGGGGGAGTTAGTTGTCCCAATCTCCTGCCGTGCCAATCTCGGCGGCAATCTCATCGAAGTCGTCCTTCGCGCGGCCAGCACCACCACCGAACGGTGCGTCATGCTGCAACAACTGCACGTTCTGAAGCGCGAAGCCGACACCCTTCAGCACGTTATCGTAGGCGTACGCCCGTGCGGAGACACGCGCCCAACGGCCCGCATACACTTCGCGCGGATCGTCGATCTCGTTCTTCATGGCGTCCACGACACCCGGTTGGTTCTTCGTCTTCAGCGCGACGAACTTCCATCCGTCCGCATAACCAGCGAGATGTTCCTTCTCGCTTGCGTCACGAATGACCAGCTTCGGGCCACGCATACCTTTGGGCCACTTGCTCTTGTCAGCGCCCCACTTTTCCGTGGCAGCAGCGTTGAGCGCCTCCACCAACGGAGCCGTGTCGTAGTCCGGCGGAAGCAGCAGCGTAAGCTGGTACTTGTCTCCCGGCGAACCGTCTTGGTTCTTTGCGGGTTCGAACAAAGCCGGGAACGACATACGACCGGGGCCAATGATAATCTTCGACATCTCTTTCACCTGTTACTCTGCGAAATCATCAGACGCAGCAGAAGTCGCAGTACCCTTCTGAACGTCTCTGGAAAGATTGAACCCGCTGCTTTCGCTCACGACTAGGTCAGCAAGATCAACCACGACACCCTGCTTTTTAGCAAGGCGCTCTGCCTGCGCCGGAGTGATGAGTTTCTCTTCCAAGAAATCGCTCAACCCTTCCGACGCAAGGCGCTGCTTCACGATGCGCTCGTCACGCCACTTCCGTTGTGCCCGCTTCGCCTCAAGCTTCCAGCCGGGAACGACATTGCCGCCCTCTAGTTGCTTATGAGCCCTATCACGGACCGCCTTCAGCCACGTTTCGATAACGTCCGCCTCGTTCAGCACTTCCGCGAGCATCGTCCCCGTCATGTCTTCTGGGGCCTTCAACTCGTCGAAATCATCTTTGGCCGTCTTCTGCACATGCTGGCGCAATGTGGGGCAGGTAGGACGAGCCAAACAAAACTTGCACCATGAACCCGCCTGTGTGGGCGCGTTAAGTAGTTCCGCCCGCCGAGCTGCATCGACTAGCTCTTTAGCTAATTCCTGCAATTCAGCGAGCGTGACCTTGCGGCGCTTTACCCCGCCCAACCGGGGCTGCACCACAACGACCTCAATGTCCGTAAATTTCGAGTGGTCACCCGCGACCGTCAACGCGCCAAGCGCGTAGAAACCTAACTGCGGATTGATGCGACCGGCGTAATCGACCTCGACCGCAACACCACGGCCCGCCTTCAAATCAATGATGCGGAGGTGCGGCGGCGACACGATCACCGCGTCTGCCGTTCCCCAGAACTCAGGATGATGCGGGAGCTTGAAGCGTTGCTCGACCAGCAACGTACCGCCCAGTTCTTCATGCTCACGCTGGACCACGTCCACGTAGGCTTGCACGACCGACAGTTGCTCGTCGTTAAATTCTTCCGTGTTGAAGAGCGTAGGTTGACGCAACAACTCTTCTGCCAATGCGTGCAGGCGCGAGCCCTCGTCCGCATAAGCGGAAGAGACGTTTTCAATCCCTTCCGAGAGTTTGATTGAGCCCGGGCACCGCATCCACCGATGCGCCCCGCTTGCTCCGAACCTGCTGTGTCCCGCCATCTTTCGCTCCGTCTACGATTTCACTGACTAACTTGGCTTTACGCACTAGCACCCTAGTCACATCTTCGTCAACGGATTTTTTCAGAACACACAGGGAAGCGTGGACCATATTGGGTTGTCCGCCCCGATATGCACGCGCGATGGCTTGTTCGTTCAGCGCGGGCGTCCACGATGGCTCCGCGATGAATACTCTGTCTGCCATTTGCAGATTGAGCCCGGTGCCCGCCGCTTGGATCTGCCCGATGAAGACCTTGCACTTCGGGTCTTTCGAGAAAGATTTGATGGCGGCTTCTCTTTGGGTCGGTGTCATTCCACCTTGATAAAGGACCGGCCCATTAAAACGCAGCGCGTCGAATATCTCTTGGCCGACATCTGTGTGTTGGTAGAAGACCAGCACCTTACCGTCACCACCGGACCAAAGATGGCTCTGCACGGCTTCCGCCACGGCTTTCGCTTTCGCCAGACCAATGCGGCGGCGCAGCGTTGCCAGAGGGACTGATAGCGTTTCAATGGACCTGATGTCACTCCGGTCATCGCGCAGGAGCCTTTCCAACTCTTCCAATGCCTCGACCGGCACGCCTTCCAAATCAATCTCGCGCGGCTCGACCGTGAACGTGTCAACCAGCAACGGCGGCAACTCTCTCAGCACGTCCGTCTTCCGCAGGCGCGACATTGTCTTCGACAATTTCTGCCGTAGCTCTGTCGGATTTTTGACACCAAAGATCTTCGGCCCATAGGGCGTGTCGGTATACTGACAGTACTTTTCGATCCAATGCGCCAGCGTCCGGCAATCGCCTTTGGCTTCGGGGAACAACCTGCTCACGTGCGTCCAGATCTCGCTGGGGTCGTTCAGCACGGGCGTGCCGGTTGCCACCCACACCTTCTCGGCCCGGCGGAACAACGCACCTGCGCTATCGGCCTTGAAGCCATAGATCGCCCTCGTCCGTTTGGCGGACGGCGTCTTCAGCATGTGGCCCTCGTCCAGCACGAGACTGCCCCAGCTTTGTTTGAAAAGCTGCTTCCACACTTCGGGCGTTGCAGCCAAATCGTACGATACGACGACTAGCCCCGCGTCCTCGCGGACTTTGTCTTTGCCGCTGCGGATGACCTGCACGTCTGCCGCCTCTCGCGCGCCATAACGCACGGCTTCTTCCGCAACTTGGAACCGGATCGCAGACGGACATATGTACAGTTGTCTGTACAACTTCCCCGCCTCTAACAATGGCCGTGTCTTCCCGCAGCCGGGTTCCCACGCCAAAAGAAAATGCCCGCTTTTCAGTGCGGGCAAAACTTCTTCTTGGTGCTTCCAGAGCGTCAATTCAGTGGCCCCATGTCCATGTCGGCCAGACTTTCCACGACCAGCTTTTGCGCGACCGCCAGCAATGTCAGCGCAATCGGGGCGAGCATCTCTTCGTCGCCGTAAATGTGGAATGAGTTGTTGTCGTGAGACACCCCGATTAGCAGGGCGTGCGTCAAGTTCGCGTCTTCGCCCCGCTCCATAATTGCTTCTAGGTCAACGGCCATTTTCTAACTCCACGATCCGCAAAAGCCGTTCCGTGGCAATTTGCTGGTATGTTTCACGTACGGCTTTTTCCACCGCTAGTTCTGCCTGCGCGTCGATCCACAACGACCGATAGTCCACCTCACCGTTTTCCGTTGTCGGCAGCAAGGATGAGTTCCCCTCTTGGGGGGTTGAGCATGTAAGCGATGCCCGACATAGCTGTAAGGAGGTGAGATCGAGCATGTTTGTCTCGGGAAACGTCAACGGCTCTGGATAAGGCAACCAAGGATGATGCCATTTGCGCCAGTTCGGAGGGTTGGTATGGCGGGACTTCTTCAATGAAATCTTCCTCGTCGTCCATTACCTCTTCACTCCTTCTGGTAGGGGGAGATCATACTTGCGCGCGTGCATTCGCGTGCCGTGCAGGACGGTCGTGTGGTCACGGTCGAAGTACCGCCCGATGCGAGCGTAACTCCATCCCGTTTCCATGACACAACGGTAAAACAATTCTTGACGTGCGTGGACCAACTTCGGCGAGCGCAGGTCTTGCAGCATTAGCGTGACCGGGATGCCGTACTTCTCGGCAACCTGCTGGA